GCGAGGAGTTGCCCAAGAACGTAGAGCCTCTGTCATACCTTGTACGGCTCTGTCTATGTCGGCATCAGTCAGGGGTAAAGGCTCACCCTCTGATAGTTTTTCTAAGTGACTATAGATGTCAGGTACTAAAGTATTAAGCTTCATGCTGTTTACCTTTTATGTTTTTAATTATAGTTTTTATAGTCTTTAAGTCCGTCTTAAACCACTCGTTAGCGTGTTCAATCTTGTTTTCTTTTAGCTCAGCATGTGCTAGTTTCTCAGCCTCGCGCCTATCTTCAAAGTATTTAGAATAAGAAACCTTATAATCTCTAAAGGGTGATGAAGTCTGATACGTAGAACACCTGTCCTTTGCGTCAACAGCCATACCAACTTTGAACCAACCTTTCCATGCAGGGTTTGAGATAATATAGACGTAGCCTCCTAAGATACTGTTGTACTCTGCTCTGTGTCTACGCCCAAGTAGCTTAGCTAAGAGCTTTGGACTTGGCTGTACTCCTTCTTTGTACTTTCTCTTAATTGTATTCTCTGTTCTGCGTATGTCGTAACAGTCTATACACTTATAGTGTTTCTTCCCTACAAAAGAAGACCACCAGTTAACAGGCGTTTCAAGTACTACCCCACATTCTATACAGTTTTTAATGTGTTTCACTCCAGTTCTCCCCGACTTTATAGTCTCCGTCCAGTGGACAGTTTAGATTAAAGATACATCCCGCTTCTCTTATAGCTTGGACACCTAGCTTACCTACCTCTACTGCATCATCAAGGTGACACTCTATCTGCCATTCGTCATGTACGTTGGCTACAAACTTAGCATCGTATCCATGATTAGTTATCTTCTGGTCTAAGATGATTAGTGCTTTCTTCATCACGATTGCTCCTGCTCCTTGCAACAAGGTATTCAAAGCGGCATGTTCTGAGCGAACAGTCAAGCGTCTACCATCTAGTCCTTTAACGAATCCGCTTTTAGCTTCTCTCTGTACTCTGTCCGTAAGAGTTTTAAATGATGGTAGGTTATCAAAGAACCGTTGTCTAAGTCCTTTACCACTTGCTCTACCTCTGTTAGCCACAGACCCAAGCTTTGCATCTCCGGCTCCGTACAGGAGGGCATAGATGAAAGTTTTTGCCTGATTTCTTGACTCAAGTCCTGCAAGCTTTTGATTAGTGGTGTGTATGTCTCCATTAAGGATTTCATTTGTATAGCCCTCGTCATTTAAATAATGTGCTAACATTCTAAGCTCAAGCCCAGAAGCGTCAATCCCAACCAGACGATAGTTCTCTGGAACAGTCCAACAAGATCGGCAATCTTCGCCATACGGTGAAGAACTACTAGGAATTTGAGCCATGTTAGGATGTGAATGAGTCATGCGCGATGTCACTGCACCATTAGGATTGACGTAACCATGTACCCTTCCAGTAGTTTCATCAAGCTCCTTGATCCAACTCTTAGTTTGAGCCAAGCGTTTCTGCACCATCAGGTACTTAGCAATCAACAAAGCCTGTGGAATACCTCTAACTTTATTTAGTGTTGCTTCGTCCACAATGGGTTGACCTGTAGGTGTATGCTTCTGCGGCTTCCAACCAAAACGAATTAGGTACTCACCAATTTGTTTGCGTGACCCTAAGTTAAAAGGTGTTTCAGTTTTACGAGCAATAGGCTTACAGTCTATGTCCAACGATAGCTTCTCATGTTCTTCGTCAGAGAGGCGTGTCCCTTTACCATGCTGATCAGTAGCTGTCTTAGCTACGTGACCTAATGCTGTATACTTAGCTGTTAGTATCTGAGTAGTAACTACAGGACGGAACTCTTCCTGTACCTCTGCCTCTAGATCATGTAGCTTAGTTTCAAACATAGCCATCAAGCCCATGACTTTCTGTACATCTAATAAGAAACCATTGGTGCGCTGTTGATCTACAATCTTGGCTACGCCATGTTCTATCTGTACTGACTCAGGGGTAAACCCACGGCTCTCAAGCTTTAACGCTTCATATACTTTAGTATTAAGCAGTACATCATTCTTGCAGTACTCTAGCATCTCAGGTGTGTACTTGTCCCAAGCATCTTCTTGCTGACCGAAGCCGCCCTTGTGAAAACCTAGACGATAGCCCCACCCTTCTAAGCCGTGGTTGCCTTCACGAGTAGGCTTGAAGAGCCGTGATAGTACTAGTGTATCAACGATCTTCTTGTTGAATAGGTCTACTCCTGCAACCTTCTTAATAGCAGGGATGTCATAGCCTATAAGATTGTGTCCGATTAGTTTAGTTGCAGAAGATAACATATCGTAACCTTCTTGCAACTGTGTGTTGTCGAACGTGAATACGTCCATAGTATCAACGTCTTGTGCCACGATACAATGTATCTTCGTGGGGTCTAAGCCGTCTGCTTCTATATCAAATACTAAGTTACTCATTTTCTTTTGCCTTTATGGTTTAAAGTTATTTGATTTACTAATGTTCTCACACCACGTAAGTATCTGTAAATTTGTTTCAACATGTAGCCCACTAACCATCTTACCTTGAAGGGGCAGAATATGATCGACATGCATGGCTATCCCTGTTGCTTTTTCTAAGCGCCTAGCTTCAGCGTATATATCTTTAATAGCTTTCATGTTAGCCCAAGATACTGTACGCAGTAGTTTGGCGGCTCTGCGCTTAGCTTTACCGGCGTTGCATTTATCTCTGTTAGCTTTTCTCCATTCTCTAGCAGTGGCGAGAAGTTGTTCTCTATTGGCCTGATACCAAGCTTTAGTGGTGGCCGCTTTCTTTTCTTTATTAGCGGAGCGCCACAATTTTCCCGTGAAGGCCCTTCTTTCTTTAGTAGCGTCACTGCGAATCTTATCGGAAGATGCCATACAAGTCTTACACTTACCACGGTAACCATTCTCAGCGCCCTTTCCGATCCGGCGCTCCTTCTTTGTGTAGAAAAAATTAAAATCCTTAACCTCTCCGCACTTGTTACACTTCTTACTCATATGATCTCCTCTCCAAACTGGGTCGAATCATAATCGTCTAGCTCTCTGAGCCGTCCTGTCTTGTTATCATATAATAACTGAGAGGCGACACCCACATCTCCAGTGTATCTAGACTTTAACACTCTGACCTTAGTGGTCGATGCCTCTATCTGATCCTCTGATTGTTGGTTGCGCTCTAGTGCGATAACACAATCACTGAGTTGAGCAATACTTTGTGACCCTCTGAGATGATTTAGCCCTGTTTCTATGCCGTTCTCATGCCCCCTGTTGCCCTCTACTCTACGCAAGTGAGACACCAGTATCATACCACAGCCTGTCTCCTCTACCATAGTCCTGAGTCGATGCATGATCTGGTCGATAGCTTTACGCTCATCATTCTCTAGCGTAGAGAGTACAAGCATGTGAAGGTGATCAACTACCACCCACTTACAATCTAAACCGATGATCATGTAGCGTAGCTTGCTGAAAATATCATCAAGGTTATTGACACCGTGGTGTGCATGAATCCAAACACGACCTTCGTTGTCGCCCATAAATACTTTCTTAAAGCAATCGTCTAACTCTTGTTCTGTAAATTGAGCCTTGACACTATCAAGATGCAGTTTAGCGTTAGCTTCTACAGCCATGATACCTTCAGCAGTACGTGACCAGTTCTCCTCAAGAGCTACAACACCTACGTTATCTTCTGTGTTCTCAATCAGCCAGTGTTCGATCTCTCTGGTAACAGAAGACTTACCTAGCCCTGTGCCACCTGTAAGAGTTACAAGCTCACCTGCTCTCATGCCTTCAAGCTTCTTGTTAAGACCTGCCCACGGATAAGGTATAGCTGTTTTCTTTTCTAACCTTAGCTTTTGATAGGCTTCAAACTGTTCGGATAAGTTGAGGACACCGGAAGGTGTATAGATTTTAGCATCCCAGAAAGCAGTAACATATGCGGCATGTCTACCTTGACGCAACATATCGTTAGCATCTTTGTAGTCTACTGGCAGTGTCATTATCTTAGCTTTCTTAGGGGTCAGTAGTTTAGCAACTGCTTGAGCCGCTTCCTTACCATACTTGTCGTTGTCGAAATTAATGACCACAGAATCGAATGACTCAAGGTACTCAAGGCTATTCTTTACATCTGCTACGCCTCCTGCCGCTCCTGATTTTATAGAAACAACAGGCCACTTGCTACCCATAAGCTCATAGGCCGCCATAGCATCACACTCTCCTTCAGTTAATGTTATAAACTTTCCACCTGCTTTGAATAGATTCTCCCCAAACAAACCTACTTCTTTCGGGCTACCTATCCATGTAAAGGATTTATCTTTCTTACGAACCTTAGTACCTGCAAGCTCGTGTCCATTGTAGTAAGGATAGTAATGTTTATCTATCTTATCACCATCTGTTTTTGATTTTACTCCATACTTCTTAGCTGTTTCTATACTTATTTTACGATCAGTTAATGCATTGAATGTTGCGTTAGAGCCTAAGTTATCTGGGTTAGAGAAGGCACTATTCATATTGCTGTTCCTTTGATACACTTTGAAATCCGTTACGGTATCAGGTTGATGCACTTCCGCTGTGCTATAGTTTGGTAAATATGTTCTGCAACTGAAGCAGAACCCAGATCCATTATCGTTAACTGAAACTGGGTCACTGCCTCCACAAGCAGTACAGGGTTGCTTATGTTTAACAAAAGGCAAGAGCCTTACTCCTTAGTTGGTTCTACTTCCTCTGTAGCTAATGCCTCGTCCGTGAGGTGGTTAGTTTTAAGAT